TATTAGATTGGAGACTGAAGGCTTATCAATATTGGCTCAAAATGGAAGAGCCTAAGCATTGGCCCAATATAACATACCCAACGATAAATTATCAAGACATCATTTATTTTTCTAGACCAAAAAAGAAATACAACAGTATTGATGAAGTACCGCAAGAAATCCTTGACGATTTTGAGAAACTCGGAGTTCCCTTACAAGAACGAAAGAAGTTATTGAATGTAGCTGTAGATGCAATATTTGATAGCGTTAGTGTAGGCACTACCTTTGCTGCAAAATTAGAAGAAATGGGTATCTTGTTTTGCAGTTTTAGTGATGCTGTGGAGAAGTATCCAGAACTGGTGAAGAAATATCTTGGTAGTGTAGTTCCTCAAGGTGATAATTATTTTGCTGCATTGAACAGTGCAGTATTCAGTGATGGGAGTTTTGTATACATACCCAAGAATACAAGATGTCCTATGGAGCTCAGTACTTATTTTAGAATCAACAGTGAGAATACAGGACAGTTTGAACGGACACTGGTAATTGCAGACGAAGGTTCATATGTGTCGTACTTGGAAGGTTGCACAGCACCGATGCGTGATGAGAACCAACTCCATGCAGCTGTTGTAGAGTTAGTAGCCTTAGATAACGCAGAGATCAAGTATTCCACTGTACAGAATTGGTATCCCGGCGACAAAGATGGTAAAGGTGGCATCTTCAATTTCGTTACTAAGCGAGGCAAGTGCAAAGGCTATCGTAGTAAGATTTCATGGACACAGGTAGAGACAGGGAGTGCCATTACATGGAAATATCCGTCGTGCATATTACAAGGAGATGAAAGTGTAGGTGAGTTCTATTCTGTCGCATTTACTGGCAATTACCAACAGGCAGATACCGGCACCAAAATGTATCACTTGGGAAAGAATACCAAATCAACTATAATTTCTAAGGGCATCTCAGCCGGTCATGGCAGTAATACTTATAGAGGATTAGTGAAGATTGGTAAAGGAGCAGATAATGCTAGAAACTATACACAATGCGATTCCCTGATGTTGGGTGATAAGTGTGGAGCTCACACTATTCCATATATAGAGTGTCATAATAACACGGCGACAGTGGAACATGAGGCTACAACGTCAAGGATAAGTGATGATCAAATGTTTTATTGTAAACAACGGGGCATAGATGAACAAGATGCACGAAATCTTATTGTAACTGGATTTTGTAAGGATATATTCAATAAACTACCGATGGAGTTTGCAGTTGAGGCAAACAAGTTACTAGAGATTTCTATGGAAGGTTCTGTAGGATGATACACACAGCTGACCATAATTTGCAAAACTTTGAATGTATATTAAGTTCTTTTGAGGAGATATGTCCTATTTGGCATGATAAATTATGGCCGGGACGAATCAGTAAAATTGAACCCATGAGTAACTTATGTTGGCGGTTGCCTAATAAGATAGTTAAAGACGGCTCAATATTTGAAAGTTATTCTCCAATATTCTGGGTTGTGAAGGATAATGAAAAAATCATAGGGGTTAATAGCGGGTTTAAAACCAGTGATAAGGTGTATAGATCTAGAGGATTGTATGTTGATCCTGTATATCGCAAGCAAGGAATTTCTCAAATATTACTCAAACAGACTATTCTACAGGGAAAAAAGGAAGAATGTCATTGGATATGGAGTATGTCACACAAGACGACTCTTTCAGTGTATCAGAAGATTGGTTTTAAAAAAAGAGGTAAATGGATGAATGAGGAGATTGAATTTGGGCCTAGATGCTTAACCACCAGACAAATAATTTATAAATAATAGAAAAGGGATTCAACAATTATGGCTATTCCAACAACTAAAGCTACTTTTAAAAGTTATTGTTTGCGAGCTCTGGGCGATGGAGTTATTGACATTAATATTTCTGATGATCAAGCTGATGATCGGATAGATGAAGCGCTTCAATATTTTGTACAGTATCATTATGATGGTATTGAAAAGGTATATCTTAAACATTTGGTTACATCTGATGAAGTTACAAGAGCTCGAACCAACACTTCCACAACAGGAACGGACATAGTTGACGATACTATTACAGCAACATGGAAAGAGGGTAAGAATTTTATTCCACTTCCTAGCGCTATTATTTCGGTAATACAGGTCTGGCCTTTGAGCGATACTGGTGCGGGTAACATGTTTGATGTTCGTTATCAGTTGCGCTTGAATGATATGTTTGACTTATCTTCAACATCCGTAATGCATTATCAAATGACAATGGATAATCTTGATCTTATAGCGCATATTCTTGTCGGTGAAACTCCTATCAGATTTAATCAACATCAACAAAGATTATATATTGATGCTGATTGGGAGAATAGATTTACCGCTGATGTAGATTACATTATTGCGGAATGTTATAGGAAACTTGATCCTGCTACATTCACTGATATCTATGATGATATTTATCTTAAACGCTATGCTACCGCTCTTATCAAGAAGCAGTGGGGCGCTAATCTTTCCAAATTTAATGGCGTGACAATGTTGGGTGGCGTAACCATGAATGGAGAAACACTTTATACTCAGGCGCTGGAAGAACAAAACAAGTTGGAAGAAGAGATTCATTTGACATTTGAACTTCCTGTTTCCTTTGGGATAGGTTAGAACATACATGGCTGTCAACAAACATTTTCATACCAGCGGTGCTGCAGCAATTGCTTCAGAACAAAATCTATACAGAGACTTGGTTACTGAAGCTATTCAAATTTATGGACATGATGTTTATTATTTGGATAGGACACTTGTTGATGAAGATACTGTGTGGGGCGAAGATTCGCTTTCCAAATTTAATACCCAAGCACCTATAGAAATGTATATGGAAGATGCTGATGGAGGGTATGCCGGCGAACGTGAGCTCATGGCTCAATTTGGTTTACAGAATCTAAGTGAAGCCACATTTGTTGTAAGTAAGGAAAGATTTCAAGATAAAACGAAACAGATTCAAATTGAAGCAAGCACCGATACTACAGGGGGCTCTATATTAGTAGAATCTGGAACTTTAGATAGTGATTATAAATTAGAGGGCAGTACTTATTACATTTTATCAGAAACAGATGCAACTGATTTTGATAGGCCGCTTGAGGGAGATGTTATATATCATCCTGTTCTTGGAAAATTATTTGAGATTAACTTTGTGGATCATGATGAACCATTTTATCAACTAGACAATAATCCTGTATACAAAATGCGTTGCCGCTTGTTTGAATACAGCTCAGAGGTTTTGGATACTGGTATTACTGCGATTGACGCCATAGAAGATGACTTGACGCGGCAGGCTCTCATTTATCAGTTCACGCTGGAACAATCCTCTGCTGTGAACGAAGATATTAGATTAGAGTGGGGAGTTGTTGATGCCGGCCTTGTATTAGAAGAAACCGATGGAGATAATATTCTTGGTGAAAATGATTCCAACTCTGTTGGTGAAAGTATTCTGCTTGAAAATGGTTCTTATCTAATTAATGAGGAATATATAGTAGGAGACTTTGATCAGGATAAGACAGCACAAAACGAATTGTTTGATTTATTAGACGATAGTATTTTAGATTTCTCAGAAACAAATCCATTTTCTGACCTGGGGATGGCGTAATGTAATGTTAGTAAAAATAAGAAAAAAAACCCTAGTTACTATAAATGTGTTTTATTGGATGCCGGATTATGAGAATATACTACAACAGTTTATATGGCAAACTTTCGATGTTAGACCAATGTATCCAAGGGTACATAAATTTCTAGAATATTGGCATAACAACATAGAGGCCGTAGTGAGTGAAGTAGTAATAATCGATAGTGAAAGGAGATGACATTATGCTAGGACAACAATTCTACAATCAAACAATTCGAAGGGTGGTGATCGCCTTTGGCACGCTGTTTAATGACATCCATCTTGTTCGCAAGGATGCCAGTGGTACAATTATACAGACAATGAAGGTGCCACTTGCTTACGGCCCGCGCCAGAAATTTCTGGTCCGTTTGCGCGAGGACGCAGACTTAACCAGGCAAGTTGCTGTGACACTGCCAAGAATTGGATTTGAAATTACGGGGTTAAGTTATGACCCTGCTCGTAAATTAAATCGTGTACAAAAATTTAGGAAAGTGAAGGGAGATAATAATAAACAATTAGATACGCAGTATATGCCGGTTCCTTATAATGTTGATTTTGAACTATATGTTTTGTCAAAGCAATCTGATGATGCTCTTCAAATCGTAGAACAAATCCTTCCATATTTTCAACCTGATTATACTGTGACGATTAACGATAATACAGAAATGGGTACGAAAAGAGATATTCCTATTGTTTTGAATGGCGTTACCTATGAAGACGACTATGAAGGCGATTTTACTTCTCGGCGTTCAATTATATACAGATTTAATTTTACCACAAAACTTTATCTTTATGGCCCCGTTACTTCGTCCAAGGTCATCAAAACGGTACAGGTCGATCAGTACACTGACCTGCCAGACCAATCTCCGAAGCGGGAACAGAGATATGTAGTGACGCCAGACCCCTCAACCGCTGACGCTGGGGATGATTTTGGATTTTCCGAGACCACAAGTTTTTTCCAAGACGCAAAGGTCTATAACCTAGAGACAGGGG